CTCTTCTGCGAAGAACACTCGGAACGCCAGTATTTATCGGTTGACCGGAATACGGGGCATAAGAACCCTAAAGAGTGTCAACTGTTACTGTTTATTGAGTTACACTTGCAAGAGTGTCACTAATTAGTTACAGGTGTAACTCTTTTGGCTAGGTGTGTCGGCGTGACGGCCGAGGGCTTGCGGTGCAAGCTGCCGCCGATGCGCGGATGGGTGGTGTGCGCGGGGCACGCTCGGGGGCAGCGGCCGATTATTGCTTCGGTAGGCGAAGCAAAAAACGGCCGTATTGCTTCGGTAGGTGAAGCAATAGACACCGAGAATTTACCGCCGAAGTATGGAGTTATCAACTTCCCTGCGAATTGGGGGAAGGGTAGGCCGAAGGGCCCGCCGAAGGGCCCGACAATTCCTAAGCCTGTCGGGCGACCTCGCACCCGGCCGGTGCCCGTGCCGTATGACTTTGACGGTGATGCACTCGGGTGGCTCGGTGACTCACCGCGATATGACCTCCGAACGTTCCGCCGATTCTGTTCGGTGTTACCGCTTGAGCAGGGCTCACCTATGGAGGTCGAGCCGTTCCAGGTGGTCATGCTCCGCGATCACTTCGGCGGTGCGCTCGAATGCCTAATAATTATCCCGAAGAAGAACGGTAAGTCCACACTACTCGCGGCCCTGGCGTTATTTCACCTGTGCGTGACACCCGACGCCGAGTGTGTCATCGGTGCGGCCTCACGTGACCAAGCCACAATCCTGTATGACCAAGCCGCGGGGTTTGTGCGGCGGTGCCCTGCACTGGCACAGCGGGTGTCGGTCAAGCGGGGTTACCGTGAGATTCGCTCACAGCGAGACAGTGGCCGCATACGTGTGCTCGCGGCCGACGTTGACACAGCCGATGGTGTGATACCGACACTGGCGCTCGTGGATGAGTTACACCGCCACAAGAGTGCCGGTCTATACGGCATCTTCCGGGATGGCCTCGGCCCGAGGTCGGGGCAGATGGTGACTATTAGTACGGCCGGTGAACATGAAGTGTCACCGCTCGGCTCGATGAGACTTGCGGCACTGGCGCTGCCGGTGCAGGATCGTGACGGTGCACACCTTCGATGCGCCAATGAGGATGACACCTATGTCATGCATGAGTGGGCATTAGAGCGGGATGATGACCGTGATGACATGGTGATTGTCAAGACTGCCAACCCTGCATCGTGGCAGACACTCGATGCCCTGAAACATCGGCATGACTCACCTTCAATGCTTGAGTGGCAGTGGGCCCGGTTTGCGTGTGGTGTGTGGGTGGCGGCCGAAGAGTGGTGGGTGTCAGGTGAAGAGTGGACTCGGTTGCGGACACACGAGCGGCTCGATGATGGTGACATGATTACCCTCGGGTTCGATGGCGCACGGACAGGTGACGCCACCGCACTAGTCGGATGCCGACTGACTGATGGCCTCTTACAGTTACTCGCAGTGTGGGAGGCACCGACGAACGGGCAACCGTGGGAAGTGTCAACCGATGCGGTGGACGTGGCACTGGCCGATGCAATGGAAACTTACCGTGTCGTGCGTGGATATTTCGATCCCCCACTGTGGCGCACCGAGATAGAGAATTGGGCCCGTGAGTTTGGTGACTTGGCCGTGCGAAAGTTTGACACTACCAAGGTCCGGATGGTGGGTGCAGTCGAGCGGTTCCGTACCGATGTCACTGCACGCACACTCAAGTACAACGTCAGTGATGTTCTCACCCGGCACGTACTCAATGCACAGGTGAAGGAAGCTCGCGGTGGCGGTTACTGGCTAGGTAAGGATCGGCCGGGGTCACTCAATAGGATTGACGCGGCCATCGCGGCGGTACTGGCATATGAGGCCCGAGCCGATGCGCTCGCGGCAGGTGAGGCCATGCCGCGGTCACGGGTGCCTAGCTCATGGTGACAGTGACAGCACATGAGCATTGCATCCGCATTGTCGCCAGCGAGTTAGCAGGGCCCGCGGTCGATGCCATCGAGCGGGTCTATGCCGTAGATGGCTCTGTGGCCTCACAGGAGACATCCTCCGGGCATCCGAGGCCCGACCCCTGCCCGGATGCCTCCGAGGCCGCGGGCGACCGTAGCGGGGCTTAGGATGCGCCGAGACTGGCGGCCTTTCGTGGCAATCATCCTGACTGCCGGTGTCATGGCAGTGTTGATAATTCTCGCCATAGGTGAGATAACCCAGACGGGCCCGCACGAACATTTGAGTGACACCGAATCGACACTACTATCTACGGTGCTCGGTGCGGCAGTCGGCGCAATCGCCACTTACCTCGGTACACATCAGAGTGATAAGGCCGACGATAGTGACAAGTCCGAGGATTGACCGATGGCTTACACTGTGCACACATGAGTGTGACCACTCCCTCGGGTTACACAGACACCATTGGCATCCGGTCACCGGACCAATGGCGCGAGGTACTACTTACCGGGCTCGCCTATCGCACACTTGACATTGACAAGTGTGACGCTTACTACCGTGGCGATCACCGGATGGCGTTCACCACCTCACAGTTCCGCGAGGTCTTTGGCTCACTGTTTAGCTCGTTCGCTGACAATTGGTGTGACCTCGTGGTGGATGCCTCGGCCGAGCGGTTACGTGTCGAGGGGTTCCGTTTCGGTGACGATCAAGGTGCGGATGAGGCCGCGTGGCAGATATGGCAGCGTAACGGCCTCGATGCCGAAAGTGACATGGCACATGTCGATGCGATCAAGCTCGGGTGTGTATATGCACTAGTCGGGCCCGATGATGCAGGTAAGGCAATGATTCAAGTCGAGGCCGCGGATAAAGCGATAGTGGCGATTGACCCGGCCAAAGGTAGGCGGCGGGTCGCGGGGTTACGTAACTGGCAGGATGAGTGGGGAGTGCACCACTGTGAGGTTTACCTACCTGACAGTATTACGTGGTACAGCAAGAAGAGTGACACGGCACGGTGGGAGGAAGAGTTACCCACCGCGTCCAACCCGCTCGGTGTCGTGCCGCTCGTACCACTGCCGAATGCACCGACCCTCACCGATAGGCTCGGTCGCAGTGACATCCTCCGGGTGATCCCGCTACAGAATGCAGTGAACAAGCTGTGTGGTGACATGCTCGTGGCAAGTGAGTTTGCCGCCTACCCGCAACGGTGGGCAACGGGGATAGACATACCCACCAACCCTGACACTGGCGAGAAGATGACGGCACAGTTTCTCGGTGGCGCTGACAGGATATGGTCAGTGCCCGCGGCCGATGCCAAGTTCGGAAACTTCACTGTCAGTGACCTCGGCATATATGTCAGGGCAATTGAGATGTTGATACAGCACGTGGCGGCACAGACACGCACACCGCCACACTACCTACTCGGGCAGTCAGGTGCATTCCCTTCGGGTGAGTCACTGAAAGCCACCGAGACGGGATTAGTGGCAAAGGTCAGACGTAAGATGCTGTCACTCGGTGAAGGGTGGGAAGAGGCACTGCGTATTGCATTTCGCATCGAGGGTGAAACGGCGCGGGCCGAGGCCATCGAGGCCGAGGTCATATGGGCCAACCCCGAGTCGCGGATGGTAGGTCAAACAGTCGATGCGGCAGTCAAGTTGCAAACCATCGGTGTACCGCGCCCTGCACTGTGGGCATATATTGGTGCAAGTCCACAAGAGATTGCACGGTGGAAGATTGACGGTAACCCGGAGACAGGTGGACCGACCTCGGTGAGAGAGACAGTGACCGTCGCTGCCACCCCGCAACAGGTGGAGCAAATGCACTCGGGTGAGCCTGTGACTGCACCGGGCCCCGACACAGGCACAGGAAACTCACCGCTAAGCGGTTGAGCCGTGTGACACAATCGTGACCATGACCGAATCCGACGACAAACCTACGGGCGGCGCGAAGCCTCCGGAGGCCGAGCCCGGAAGTGGCGCGAAGCCATCCGGGGGTACCCCTGACGGTGCGACACCAAAGGGTGAAGAGGGCAACAGTAAGCCCGACACGCCACTCGGTGACGGTGGCATCGCCGCTTTGGAGAAAGAACGTGACGCTAGGCGCGAAGCCGAGCGGCTCGTTGCCCAAATGCGTGACAGGGTTACCGAGTTAGAGGATGCTGGCAAGTCCGAGCTTGACCGTGCCACTAGTGCACTCAAGCGTGCAATGGATGAGCTATCGAAGTCGAACGCACGTGTGACCGAGCTAGAGGGTGAACTGACAAAGCGTGACCTCGATGCAGTCAAGGTGAAGATTGCGGAAGAGGAAGGGTTACCTCCTTCGGTGGCAAAGCGTTTGACAGGTAAAGATGCCCGCGAGCTACGGGCCGATGCCAAGGCACTCAAGGAAGAATTGAATGCAGGCACCCCGGTGGGTGTCATCGGTGTCGGTCGTGGCGGTACAGCGAGCGGTGGCAACCGGCGTGTGGATATGAACACCCTTATCCGTGAGGCCGCCGGTAGATAAGTTAGCTCGCGCGATGCACTGACACTTCCGGGTGGGCTCACCTTCACTCTTGAAAGGTGACTTACCCAAATGCCGTATAGCAACATTATTAGCCGTAGCGATGTCGCCGCACTCATCCCCGAGGATGTGGCGAGTGACATCATCAAGCGGCTGCCCGAGCAGAGTGCCGCACTCACCCTGTTTCGGCGCGTCACCATGTCACGTGCGCAACAGCGCATGCCGGTCATGGCGGCCCTCCCCGTCGCTTACTTTGTCAACGGTGACACGGGCCTCAAGGAAACGTCCGAGGCCGGGTGGACGAATAAGTACCTAAACGTCGAGGAAGTGGCATGTATCGTGCCGGTGCCCGAAGCGGTATTGGACGATGCGGCATATGACATATGGACGGAGACTCGGCCGTTCATTATCGAGGCCATCGGCCGCACCGTGGATGCGGCCATCTTCTTTGAAGTGAACAAGCCCGCCACGTGGCCTACCGGCATTGTGGCGGGTGCAGTGGCCTCGGGTAACACTGTCACAGCGGGCACCGCGCCCGCGGCCGAGGGCGGTGTGTACGGTGACATCTCCGCGGCATATGCCACTGTCGAGGATGACGGTTACGATGTCAACGGTGTGGTGGCCTCCCGGAAGTACCGCGGCCTACTGCGCAACGCTCGTGCCACCACAGGTGAGCAGCTTGGTGGTGACGCGGCGGCCCCCGGTGCACAGGTGTCACCCTCCGAGGCTTACGGTGTCGCCATTCAATACCCGATGCGTGGCCTCTGGCCGACAGGTGCGGGTGCCGCCGAAATGGTGGTGGGTGACTTTGCCGAGGGCATTCTGGGTGTACGTCAGGACATCACTTGGAAGTTACTTGACCAAGCGGTGATTCAAGATGGCACCGGGGCCATCCAATACAACCTGGCACAGCAAGACGCTGTGGCAATGCGTGTCGTGTTTCGGTGTGCATTCGAGGTCGCCGGTACACCGACACCCGAGGCCGTGGCCGGTGCGTACCCATTCGGGGTGGTGGTCGGGGCATGAGTGACGCTCCGGGTAGTTTTGAAACAACCGAGGCCGTGGGTATGACCACCACCGAGAAAGAGGCACAGGAGGCCGGATACCTCGGGGTGAACTTTGACGACAGTGACCTCACCGTGCAGGGTGTCACCGGGGTCAAGCAGTCGGCAAAGTCACAGGCAAAGCCACCGGAACCTATCCCCACTGCAAAGGCCGAAAAGGCCGCGCCCGAAAGTCACAAGTCGAGAAGGGGTGAGTGAAAGTGGCCGACGCTCGTGCCGTGCCACCTGACACAGAGGGGTGGCACGAGGCAGTGCAACACGGTTACATCGGGGAGCGGACGGACCCGTTCCCCGACACCATATACAACGTTGAGAGTGGTGACACTTTGCCACCGCTACCTGTCATCACAAGTTGCATGCCAAGTAACGGCAGTGCGGCGGGTAACACGTTCGTGACCGTGTGGGGAGAAAACTTCATAGAGGTTACCTCCGTGACATTTGGCGGTGTCGAGGCCCTGTCAATTGAGCCGGTGGATACAGGCACCCTCAATGTCCGCACACCTGGTGGGGCCGCGGGCCCCGCACCGATTGTGGTGACTAACCCTATCGCACCCTCACAGCCGTATCCGTTCGATTACAACCCGTCACCCCCGGCCCCCGCTACCTGCATCCCCAACGTTTCACCTATTGCGGGTGGTGCCCCGGTCACTATTACAGGGGCTTACTTCACGGGTGTCACCGAAGTGACGTTTGGCGTTGTGCCTGCCACGGCGGTGGCCGTGGTGAGTGACACCGAGGTTACCTGTGTCACCCCGGCACAGGACGCCGCCGCCACGTTTGAAGTTGCCGTCAAGTCACCTAATGGCACCGGCAGGCTCGGTGGATTTATCTACGAGTAAGTCATGGCACCGACACCCGAGGAAATTGTCGCAAGTGAGTCACGGGCTCGTTTGTGGCAACGGCAAAGGACTCGGAGGGTGCACTTCCAAAGTGCGCTTTGGCAGTCACTCTCCGGGTCACCGTCTGCCCTGCGTGCACTCAATCGGCGGTGGCAACCGCTCACCGATTATCTCGCTGAGCGTGACCACCCGACACTAGACAGTGAGCAAGAGATAGACCCGCTCGGGATTAGTGACACCACCAACACAGGGCTATGACATGAGTTACAACCCACCTGCGAGTCAGGCACCCCCCGACCTCCGGTGCACCGTGGCCGAGGTCGCTGCACATATTCGGGCTCGCACCAAAGATGACAACGGAAATGAGATAGGCACTTTCACTGACAAGACGCGGCCCACCGAGTCACAGTGTGAAGAGTCGATCACCGCGGCGGTGCGCTTTGTGCACTCACGGGTGGGTTACGTTGGCGAGGGGTGCAGCGAGCTTGCACGTGAGTGTGTGTCACTCGGTGCCGCGGCGGATATCGAGCGGTCTTACTTCCCCGAGCAGTCACGCAGTGACCGCAGTGTTTACACCTTTCTCCGTGACGAGCGTGACGCGGCGTTGGAAGGGTTAGTGGCCTGTGTGTTGGGTGAACTTCCAGGTGGCACCACCGACGAGCCGTACCTTGCACACGGCACGCTCAATTGCATATCGGGTGTCGTGCATGACCACTACACCGGGCAGGCATGGCCGCCACTGCCACCGCCACCCGAGGGGCCTCACCCCGAGCCCGTCGAGGATGATGAGTAAGTGTCCAGTGGCGCGGCACCGAGCTTTGGCATTACCACCAATGCACAGGCACTCACCGCCAAGCTCAACCGCATGGCAGGTGAGATTGACGACCCGCGAGGGTTACTGGAACGTATCCGTGTCATCTTGCAACAGGCCGAACAGGAAGTATTTGCCACCGAGGGATCGGCACTCGGGTGGGCGTGGAATTCACTAGTGCAACCCGAGCGTAAGCAGGGTGGCAGGGTACTAGTGGAGTCGGGCGCAATGATGGATTCAGTGGCAGGTTTCAGTGCGGGCACAATCCGCGGTGCCACTCTCCGCGTGCACCCGAAGCCTTACTACTCACGCTTTCACCAATTCGGTACGCACACGATGGATGCACGACCCTTCACTGGTATCAGTGACGCCACGGCTCGCAGGATTTACCAGGAGTTTGAACGTGCCACCGGAGAGGTACTGACGTGAGCGTCATTGTCAGTCGAGCCGATATCGGGCCGGTACTCACCGGGGGCGATGTCGAGCACTCGATTCTCGACACCCTGTTTCACTGGTTACCGTCTTACCTCCGCGAGTGTGAGCGCAAACGGCACATGACAGTCGGCGACCTCCCAACGCCGAAGGGGTGGCTCATCACCGGCCGCAACCTTGAGAAGTTCACTAGTGACCAATTGCCGTGTGTCATCGTCATGGCGGGTGGCGTCGTGGTTAGGCCGTTGATATCGGGCTATCCGGGCAACATGACATGCGTGTGGAACGTGGACGTGGGCACTATCTGGAATGCCGCGTGGGGCAAGATGACACGTGACCATGCACAGCTAATGGTGCGGTGCATCGGACTCACCCTTATACAGCGGCCACTAGAGGGCGGGCTCGCGGGCGTCGTAGATATGACAGGTGAGCGGTATGACGAGATTGACTTTGGTGACACCCGCACCTACTCGGCGGCGGTCGCACAGTTCACCGTCGAAGTCGAGGATGTCATGTGGCGGGATGGCGGCCCGCCGCCATATGTCGAGCCGGGTGACCCGATGGATGCATGGGGCCCCTGGACAACAGTAACCGAAACGGGTGTCACCGTAACAAATAATCCGGTGGACGAACCCCTAACTAACGGAGGCACAAGATGAGTAGACCGGGAGTGGAGGTTACTTCCCGCGCCAGTGCACCCCCGACCGGGGTGCCCACCGACACTAGTGTGTATTTCTGTCTCGGTGAGACTGCAATGGGGCCCGATGACGAGCCCACCCGTCTGACATCGTTTGACATGTTCACTTACATCTACGGTGGCCGCATGGCGGAAGCGGCACATGCGTGGGATGGTGTGGATGCTTACTTCCACAATGGTGGTCAGGTGGTCATCTTTCAACGGATGGTGGATGGTGGCACCGAGGCTACAGGTGACCCGAACGCGATCACGGGTGGTACCACTGATACCGCACGGGTCAAACATCCGGGGGCCTACGGTAATGATGTAACCCTCGAAGTGGTGACCGTGCCGGGGGGCACAAAGAGCGGTGGTAAGAAAGGTGCCACCGAGGCACCGCAATCTACCTTCCTGACATACGATGCCTCACCATTTGCCGCCGCGGGTGGGATTATTGCCACTGTCAAACTCGCGGGTACGATTGTGGCAACCTCCACACCGTTTACTACTAACGGTGAATTGTCCGCGTGGCTCGATGCCGGGGTGTGGATTGACCCTGACTTTGCCGATCCCACGACACCCACCCAGACGGGCACTGTGCCCTTTGCCGGTGGCAGTGACGGCACCCTGCCGTGTGCCGATGTGCAGTCACTCACCGATGCACTCGGTCACCTGTCGAAAGAGCTAGGGCCGGGGCAATTGTCGGCACCGGGTAAAACCGATGTGGACTTTCACGGTGCACTACTCGCTGCGGCCGAGGCCACCAATCGTGTGGCATTACTCGACACTGCACTAGGTGATGACATGTCAACGTGCATGTCAAAGGCCGCGGCCCTGCGAGGGGCCGCACAGGACCGCTACGGCTCGCTGTGGGCCCCGTGGGCGGTCATTCCGGGCATTGCCGGGGGTACCACCCGGAAGGTGCCGTGGTCACCCATACAAGCGGCCCTGTGCTCTGCCAATGACCGCGGCGGTAATCCCAATCAGGCAGTGGCAGGTTTGTGGGGGCAGACACAGTGGGTGAACGAACTTGACACCAACTTCTCTGAGGTTGAGTGTGAGCTAATGCTGTATGCCGGTGTCAACACTGCACGGCGGGTGTACGGTGCAGTGCAGGCATATGCGTTTCGTACACTCGTGGACCCGAACGGTGCACGGGCAGAGTGGCGGGAATTGAACCATGCCCGTCTGAATATGGCGATCACCGCCGACTGTGACCGTGAAGGGCAAGCGGATGTGTTCGCACAGCTTGACGGTCGAGGTCACACCATCGCGGCTTACGGTGGCCGGATGGGTGCGGTCTGTCTCACCTATTACACCGCGGATGCACTCTTCGGTGACGACCCGAGCGAAGCTTACCTAGTCAACGTCGGGCCGGATGTCAACCCACCCGAGCAATTGGCCGATGGCATCTTGCGTGCGGTGCTGTCAGTGCGGATGTCACCACATGCCGAACTTGTGCGCATCGAAATAGTCAAGACACCAATCACCGTACCGTTGGTCTAGGAGGCCGACATGTCACGCACTGACCAATACAGCGTCACGGTCACCATCGAGGGGATGGGTGCCCTCGGTGTCTTTGACAAGTTCACAGGGGGAGAGGTTGACAGTGACGAGCAGAAGTACCGGCCCGGAGGGATGGCCGATCCGGTGTCGCTCGGCGGGGCCGTTACGATGGGCAATGTGGTCGTGTCACGTAACTACGTACTGTCACGCGATCACGGCAACATTCACAAGCTCCTGTCTCTCGTCGGCCGTGCGTGGATTTGGGTGGTGAAGCAGCCACTCGATATCCACAAGGTGCCATATGGCCGACCCCTGATTTATCAGGGTAAGATCAAGAATGTGAAGCCACCCGAGCATGACTCCACTGCCAGTGACCCGGCAATGCTCGAAATTGAGTTTGTGCCGACAGGCACAGTGGGATAGGAAGCGTATGTCAGTGACAGGTGATGACGCGGCGGCCGGTCTAGCACAGGCCGCTATCGAGGCCGGTATCGTGCCACAGCCACCGTACAGTAACGGTGACGGTGACCATGAGGCCGATGTGGTGACTGAGCCCGCTCCGGGCTCAGTGCTCGCGGTACTCCGCGACCGTGCCGCACAGCTACGCGCCGAACAGACAACCGACCTCGACATACCTGGATATAACGGGTTACTCGTCGCCCGGTACAGAGCGGTGTCACTCGGCCGTATCTACGCTCGTGCCGGTGGTGTGCAAACACCATTGAACCCCGAGTGGACGCTTGGCGCTGACACCCTCGCGGGGGCCCTAGTGGAATTGTTCATGCGGGATTCCGCCGACAGTGAAGAGTTACATCCACTGTTTACCGACATACCAGCTAGGTTCGATGATGACCTAGTGAGTGCACTCAATCTCCATCCCGACGCACAGACGGGCCGAGCGGTGCTTGTGGCACTGTGCGGTGGCGGGCCCCTCGGTGAGACACGTGTGTGGGCTCACTACATGACATATCAGGGGTGGCTACTCGCGGGCGTCGAGGGTGAGAGTGCCGAGCAAGCGGTGGTGTCGCAAACCGTGGGGGAATCTCTACCGACATAGTTGACACGTTTGCCGTGGCATGCCTCTGCGGGATACCGACTGACAAGCTAGTGAGCGGTGACCCGCTAGAGCGTGAGCTTTGGTCACGGGTGACCCGTCGAGCCGGTGAGCTTCGGGCGCAACTAATCAAGTCACAGGCTATTCAAACCGCTAACGCGGTGGGGCAACTATTCCGCCGATGATACATGGCTGAGCAGAACCTAGACATCGTAGTAAGGGTGCGTGGCGGTCAGGTTGCGGCCACTGAGATAAAGGGTGTCGGCGGTGCGGTCGAAACTGTAGGCACTCAGACCGAGCAGACAAGTAAGAAAACCTCGGGCCTGTCACAGTCACTCAAGGCCGTGGCTACGGCCGCGGTGGTGTATAAGGGATTCAATTACCTCAAGAGTGCGGTGAAGGATACCGGCGACCTCGCCAAGTCAACATTGGGCTTGCGCCGTATTACAGGGCTTGACAGTCAGACGGCGGCCGGATGGATTGAACTAGGTAAAGAGCGGGGGATACAGAGTAAGCAGCTAAATCAGGGTTTTATTACCTTGAACAAAAACATCTACGCGGCGACTGGCACTAGCAAGACTGCCAAGGCCGCGTTTGCCGCGCTCGGGCTCGATGCCGCTGCACTCAAATCAGCGAATGCCACTGACCGTATGGCGCAACTTGCAGACGCATTTGACAAGTTACCTCCGGGCGTTGACAAAGCGGCACTCGCTCAAAAGATGTTCGGCCGACAGGCACAGAACATGTTGCCGATCCTGGCCGCGGGTGGTAAGGCACTGACTGAACACACCCGAGCCCTCGGTAAGCAGAGCGGCATGACCGATCAAACCTCGAAGCAGGCAATGGAATTTATCAAGGTACAGCGGGAGTGGCAGGCCACGCAAATGCAATTGAAGGTGGCGATTGGCACTGCACTCATGCCGATCTTGGTGGCACTCGCACAGGTAATCTCTCCGATAGCTAGAGCGTTTGCTAATGCCATGACTAGCTCGGGCCTCTTCCGCTCGGCGGTGTACGTAGTGACCGCGGCCCTGATTGCATTCGTGGCGGTGGTGGCACTCGCCAATATCGGGCTCATTGCCTTGAATGCCTATTGGCTGTGGATACCTGCCGCTATCGCGGCGGTAATCGCCATCCTGATTCTCCTATACACCAAGGTGAAGTTTGTTCACAATGGAGTGAACGCATTCGGTAAGGCCGCGGTGGCAGCGTTCAACTTCCTCAAGCAAGGTGCCATGACTGCATTCAATTGGGTGAAGAGTAACTGGCCGCTAATAGTGTCAATCCTCGGCGGCCCGATGGCGGCGGCGGCGGTACAGATAATCAAACATTGGGATGCGATCAAGGGTGCCGCGAGCAGTGTCCTCGGATTCTTTCAGAAGGTGGCAGGTTACATCGGCGGCGCCTTTGCCGGTGCGTGGAATGCCGCGGCCAGTGCGGTCAAGGGTGTGACTAGTGCAATCCAAGATGTCATCAACGTTGCTAAGAAGGTGACCTCACTGCCGGGCAAGGGATTGAACCTTGTGCGCAGCATGGTGCCCGGAATGCAAGCGGGTGGCACAGTGACACATGCCGGGTCTGTGCTCGTGGGTGAAGTGGGGCCCGAGGTAGTGCACCTGCCAGCGGGAGCACACGTGACACCTAATCATGCGCTCGGTGGCCGCGGCGGTGGTGGCGGCCGAGTGGTGGTGCCGGTGTACCTCGACACGCGGCAGATAGCCACAGCATTCGGTGAGTACACAGCCGACCAACAGGCGACCCGATGACTGCCACTAAGAAACCTCCACCCAAATCACCACCCCCGAGGTCAAAACCTGTCAAGCGGCCACCGCCTAAGCCACCGCCACCGTCACCCGCGGCAATGGAGATTTACCCCGGTGAGAAGGTACCCTACCCTGCCATCCCGAATATTCACGGTGCCGGGTGGCTCACGGGTGGTAAGTGGGTGACGCTGCAAGCGTGGTATGTCAACCTGCGAGTAACCGGGTCACTCGGCTCCGCGGGTATGGTCATCACTGGCGGCGGCCCCGATTGGGAAGAGGTAAAGATACCGAGGGGCGACCCGTACTCACAGTGGGTGGGCCGCTCACTCTATACCGCCACGCTCGACATTCTCTTTGACGGGTGGAAGCGTAAGCCTCGCAGTGTCGAGCCTGAGCTAAAGACACTTGACCAATTGGCAACCCGCATGCCGGGTTCGGTGTCACCACCTGCACTGCGTATGTGGGGCCCGATCCCGAAGTGGGGCGTACCGTGGGTGATTACCTCGATTGATTACGGTGACCTCATCCGTGACCGTAAGACGGGTCACCGTTTGCGCCAAGCCTGTGCTGTGCACTTACTTGAGTATCGGAGTGAAGAGTCATTGGCGGTGGCCCGTCGAGCCGCGGCTAAGCCCAGGCCCGCACAGAAGTACAAGGTGAAGCAGGGTGACACGCTCAAGTCGATTGCCGCCAAGTTCCTCGGTAACTCGAACAAGTGGCAGGTGATCGAGAAGGCCAACCGGGGTATGCGCGGGTGGCACATCCCGAGGTCATTTGTCGGTAGGACAATATTGGTGCCACCGAAGTGACACGCTCACTGCCACTAGTCCGAGCGCCACGCGCCGACCTCGATGTCGGCAAGTTGATACTGACAGGCGCGAAGGGTGGTAAGAATGCACTCTCCACCCAGATACAGTCACTCGTCACGAGCAGCACACTTGAGACAACCATCGAGGGTGCCTCGACTCTCACCCTGACTGTCAGTGATTGGTCACGGAGGCTACTTCACAATCCACTGATAATGGGGCCGGTGCAACTCACCTTCGATGGTGAAGAGTTTGTGCTCACGAAAGTGTCAAAGCAGGACACCATCATTACCCTCACGTTTGAGGACCGGGCGGTGAACCTGTTACGGCAATACTCGAAGCCGAAGAAAGCTGACAGGGCCCACACCACTCGGGCTCAGTTTGTGCGGTCGATGGTGCAGGAAGTGAAAGAGGCACGCATACCGTTTGTGTGTCCCGAGATACAGGCCAAGCAACAGATACTAAAGTCAAAGGCTAACTAGTGGCAACGCTGACAGTCAAGGGCCACAAGGCCAGCGCACATCAGGTGGCGAACATTGTGTTACTGGTAAAGATTGGCAAGCGGCTCGGTGCTAATCATTCACAGCTAGCGGGTGCACTCGCCACGATGATGCAGGAAAGCTCGTGCATAAATCTCAAGGGTGGCGACCGTGACAGTATGGGCTTGTATCAGCAACGGCCTAGTTGCTCGTGGGGCTCACCGGCACAGGTGACCAATCCTAACTATGCCATCGACCGATTCATGCGGCCCTACCTGACTTACTGCCGACAGGGGTACGAACCGATCCGTGCCTCACACAAGGTGCAAGTGTCGGCCTATCCCGAGGCACCGCGGCAATGGTACCGTGAGTCGTGGAAGGACATAGACGTGGTGACGGGTGGCCGTGACATCAAAGATGTCACCATCAGTGGAGTCACCCTACCGACAGGTGGCGGCGGCGCGGGCGACACCACCACTCCGGGTGTTGACTATGGCACCGACATCACCATCACTCGTGACCTACCGTATGAATTCACCCGCGGGTCACCTGACAAGCGCGAAAGCTCGTGGGCCGCAATCGGCCGCCTAGGTGATGAGGTCAATTGGCGACGGTGGATGCGGCGGGGTGCACTGTGCTTTGCCAGTGAAAACTACCTCAACGCACAGCCGGTGCGTCACACTTTTGCGCAGGGTGTACGTGGATGTATCAGCATCGAGTGGTCTGCTGACAGTCGGCGGCCCGCGGCCGAGTGCACCGTTACCGCACTGGCGCGGCGGTGGAGTGTGCTACCCGGTGACGTGGTGAGGATAGCCAACGAGGGCCCTGCCGATGGCCTGTGGCTAGTGAAGAGTACGCGGCGGTCGATTGACAATGCCACCACCGAGATTTCACTTATGCGCTCGACTAAGAAGCAACCCGAGCCCGCACCGCAACAGACCACTAGTACAGTGCACGTTGCCGGTGTAGCGGCAGGTGCGGCGGATAAGCCCGGTGGTGCAAAGGGTGGCGGTGGCCTCAAGATACCGAGCCTTACCGTGTCGGGTTACAACGCGGCCGATGCACCCACCATCCCGGCCAAAGCATATGCCGCGGCCGAGGTACTGAGTAGACAAAATCTTCCCTATGTGTACGGTGGTGCTCACGGGCCCGGAGCGATCCTAAGTGAACACCCGCCACCCACTGACTGTTCAAGCGGGGTGTGTTGGGTGTTGATACGTTCCGGTATTCGCATACCGGGCAGTCAGAGTCAGGCTTGTGTGTCGGGTGACTTTACGCGGTGGGGGTTACCCGGCCGTGGTAAGTACATGACCGTGATGTGTAACGCCGAGCATGTGTGGATACGGTGGTATGGCCTCGGGGCATGGAGGTTTGATACCTCCGGATACCGCGACTCTTACACCCGATCCTCGGGCGGGCGCAACCGTCGCACCCCGCGGCCCGAGGGTGGCTTTGTCCACCGACACTGGCCGGGTACATGAGTATTGCTTCACCTACCGAAGCAATACCTCTCGACCTCGGGGCCCCGTTCGGTACCGAGCCGAGGGCGGGGCATTCTAAGCCCCGTTACCCGCGGCCGAGGGCCGGGGGCACCCTACCCTTACCCGAGGCCGCGGAGGGGCTTAGCGTGGCTCCTACGCGCTCACAGCGGCCCTCTCGTGTGGGTGGGCCCCCGAGCCTGCCGCCTAGTCTGCCCGCGGGGTTCGGGGCACCGGGGTGGCGGGTATGACTCCTGACATTAGTGACCTCTTCACTAGCAGCGGCCCGCAAGCCTACAACGGGTCACAGTGTTACGAGGCACGGGTAGTACAAGTCAATAGTAAGGGTGTGTTTGTCACCCTGCCGCGGTGGTCAAAGAAAGACAAGTGGGGCCCGCTCAAGCCCGACACGTTCACGGCCTCGGTGGGTGACACGCTCGCGGTGGCACTGTCGGATCAAGGTATACCGTGGGCACTCGGTGGTGTTAGCACTAACGGCGGTGGTGGCGGCGGCAGTGGTCACACGTATGACTCCGACCAAATCGGCACACTCAAGGTGTGGTCAGGTTTGACGGTGCCTGTCAATTGGATGATTGCCGATGGCCGGTTACTAGAGCGTGCACTGTATCCCGAGCTATTCGCTGCCATCGGTGAAACGTGGGGAGCGGGTGACGGTGTTAGTACCTTTGCGATCCCCGACATGCGTGACCGAATGCTGTACGGCGCGGGTGGTGCACATCCGATAGCGCAGCGTGGCGGTGAAGAGTCACATGCGCTGAGTGTGGCCGAGATGCCGTCACACGCACACGGCGGTGCCACCGTTGGCGGCACGTCTGGTAATGCTGACACCGACCACTACCACACAGGTACCACCAACGCGGCGGATCGCAGCCTTGACCACCTGCACGGTGGCACCACTGGTAACCCGTCATGGGGCGGTACACAGGGGCTGAATGTGTGGGCACCTAGTGGTGGTGCCAACTTTGTGGCTATCACTTACGGTGCCACGCTCGTCGGCGGTGACGCTAGGAAGTATGACGACTTTTACCACTCTCATCCGTTCACCACCAACGGCATGGACCGGAGTATTGACCACCTTCACAGTTTCGGAACTAACTGGCAGTCACAGCAAGTGGGTAACCAAGTCCATGCACACAGCGTGCCCGCGCTTGGTATCTACGGTGAGGGTGGCAATGGTGCACACAATAACCTGCCACCGTACCTCGTGGTGTCATGGATTATCAAGGTCACCGGCCCCGAGATAAATGCAGGTGGTGTGCTCGTCGGGCCGCAGGGCCCAAAGGGTGACCCTGGACCCGTGGGGCCGACAGGCTCTCAGGGTGCCACAGGCCCACCGGGTGCACAGGGGCCGCAGGGTGTACCGGGTGATTCGGTCAAGGTGCCACTCGAACCGTGGCACACCGTTGGTGGGGCGGGTGAGCCTGCTTTCCAAAACGGGTGGACGGCTGTACCGGGAGAGACATCACCCGGTTTCCGTAAGTTTCCTGACGGTACGGTCAAGTTACGTGGGCAAATGCGGCTCGGCACTATGGCGGTCACCGCATGGACTTTGCCCATTGGGTACCGTCCACCTCCGGGCCGAGTGCGTAACGTTGTTATGGACACAAGCGGCGGCGCTGTAGCGGGTGGTGTTGGTCAGGTGAATGTCGGCGCTGACGGTGCCGTCATTCCGTACACCGTCAGTAACGATGGCTTGACGGTTTCTCTTGACCAAGTTGATTTTGACACCGAGAGTGTCACCGAGTGGGCGGTCGGGCCGAAGGGTGATCCGGGTATACCGGGCTCCGCGGTAGTCACTGCCGCGCGAGCCTATCGCACTGCCGCATTCACATTCCCTGCCGGTGCGTGGACCAAGCTGCCACTTGACTCCGTTAGCAACGATCCTGACGGTTACTTTGATTTGGCGACCTCGCGTTTCATTTGTCCGACCGATGGTGTCTACAGCGTATCCGCCGTAATTCAACACAATTACATGAGCGTGACGGGTACCTACTCAACGTTGGGTGCGGCGATCTACAAGAACGGTGCCATCGCTTCGCAGAACGCGATGATACCGGCAGTTCAGAATTATTTCACTGTTGAACACACTGACCAAATACTGTGCAAGGCCGGTGACTACCTTGAGCTTTGGGGCTTCAACTCACAGGGCACGGCAATTTGGATACCGTCACAGCAGAATTCATACATGGCTGTGTCTCTGCTCACGGCGGGGCCGGGGCCGCAGGGCCCGAAGGGTGACCCTGGCATACCCGGTACCGAGGCGATCCCGCGTGCTAGGTGTAACAACTGTTCCATCGGTACGTCACTGGTAAGCGGCGCAAGTATCACCGTCATCACTTCGGCGTGGACGGTCGGTAACGGGATGACGGTGAACGGTG